GTCGCGCGTTACCCGTAAAACTTAGCGTCTGGAAGTACCTTTTCGTCTGGCTGTTAACTTCGCACGCTTGAACGCGCGTTCAAAATTTCTGCGGAAAGCACGCCTTGCTGTGGCGTTCGCATCTTCATAGAAGCTAAACTGTTTCTTGATCTGCCCTGATGGCTCAAGCAGATACAGCATCTGCACCGGATAACGATCCTTACCTACCCGCCGCATAATCGCCATATCACCAGACTTGACCAGCTTTTGTATAAATACATTCTTGCGGTTCAACAACTGACGTGGCCGGTCTGCTTTACGCACTGCACCACCGGCTGTGCGGCTTAACGTGTTCTGGTTGCTTGGTATCGCTAAGTGCTTACCGCGTGGCGTCTTAACTCCGCCTTGTGTCAGGCGTTGCAGATAGTCGCGCTGCATCCTTGGTCTGGTGTTGCCTACTATTGCACGCAGATTCTTCTTAGTTGCAAACACATCAGCGTTGCGTTTGCTTATGGGTGTCAGAGCCGCTTGCATAAACCGCTTGTTACGCACGTTAACATCTGATGGCCAACTGCGTTCAATGATCTGACCGCGCACATCTTTTGCTGTGTCATTGATAGCCACTTGATAAGCAAACGGCATCTGGTTCTTGCCAAACGCATCAACAGCTTTAGCAAACGCTGGCAGGTTGCTTGTAACAGTGAGCGACATAGATCCGCTCACAGCATTAGCGACCGCCCCGCGATTTAGCCCACCACGCAAACCGCCACGCAAGCCAGCCCGTGCCGCGCCTACAGCAATACGCCCTGCCAATACTAACGGTGCTGCTAATAACTGTATCGCCATTAGTGTTGCGTTTCCTGTTCGAGTTCCAATATCACCACAGTGCCAGACGTATCCCGCGCGTCAAATATGATGCCATCGCATTCAGTGCAGTTGATCGTGCCGCTATTCTCTTCGACACACGCATACGTCTCTGCCTGACAATGCAGACATATGCAAACATCTTCAAAGAATAACACATACGACATTTGCAAACCATATCCGCAAAACAAAAGCCGGTCAATGACCGGCCTTTGTCCCTCTCTCCAGTTGTTGTCAATCTTCATCATCCGGCGGGTCTGTCTTAACATCACCCTGCCCGTTGCAGATCTCGCATATCACGCGCTTGCCGGTGTCAATCTCATACCGGCCTTCACCAAAGCAGTTGTCACACGGCTTATAGTGATCCATCACATATGTCGGCACATAGCCTGTCGGGTAGCTGATCATTGCACCACACCCCAATTGCCAGACATCCACGCCCATATCGTGTATTCTTTGCCCCACACGTCGAACATCAGTGACGCCACGGCCAGCAGAAACACAAACCCAAATATTTCTTGCCATAATCTCATAACTTGAACCGTATCACGCTGTGACCGCGTGCCTCTAAACAATCATCCCGCATTACACCGCGCACATAAGGGCTGTCATACCACCTTGCCGCCATATCGACCAAGGCGCGGCACTCACTAACGTCACGCTGATAAAGCTGCGCCTTATCCTCGCTGACGCGCAAATCGGCTATTGGGGCGCGACTGGCGCACCCCGATAACACGATTGCTGTTACGACTAGCCACCGCATTAGTAATTCTCCACAATCACACCGTCAGAATTGCGGTGTAATTGCCAAGCACCCAAAAAGCCGAACGCATCTGCACTGCAAGCCATTGAGCCGCGATAAACAATCTCAATGAGATCAGCTAGGCAGTCTCTTGGCAATCCAGCGTTGTCTAACGCAATATGCGCTTTAATGGTGTTGTCTTTGTATTGATGAAACTTTGCCATTGCGTCACGCTCTGAACCGATGTGATCAACGCGAAAACAATTTGTGCCGTTTTTATTAAAGGCTCTCAATTCGTATGTATACATTTTGCAAACTCCCGTTTTGCTGTGATAGGTGGGGCTGTTAAGCCGCCAACTTTTTGTGCTTTTTGAGAAAACGCTCTAGCTGACGAGCTTCGCGGCTATAATCTGGATCAGACATATTGTCACCGTCGTGGCAAATGCTTAACCTGTTTTCAGCTTCGCCAATGATGTAAGCATCGCTAAACTTTTCGTTCACTTCTGCTTCGACATCATCAGATGTCAATATGCCATCTTCAACGTCAATGACCTCAAACTGATATTCCAAAGCACGACATTTGAAAGCGTCTTTGACGATTGTGCGTAATTTAGTCATTTGCAAACTCCCATTTTGCGCTGTTGATGACTTACAGTGCGCCTTTTTTTACCCCCCGTCAACACTTATTTCCACTTTTTTACACATCAGCACCAACTTTTTTTAATTCGGCAATCACATCCGGTCTGTTTTGCTTGTAATAGGTGCGTAAACCATCACCCATCGTCTGCCACTGCTCTAAGCTGATCATTCTGCGCTGTGGCGGCTTCCACTCGCTTGATTGGCTATTAAACGCCCTAGGTTGCCCCGTGACGCGCTTTGGCTTGTTTTTGGCATCACGCATACACCAGTTGCGCCAAAACGCTTGCACGTCGACATATGCGGCTTTATTGCCGTTTTGCTGATCCCACATTCTGATTGCTTGTAATACCTCACCACCATTCAGACCTTTATCAGCGGCATATGCCAGATCTTCATCAGATGGCGTCCAATCACAAACTTTGGTTTTTCTATTTTTATTATTTATTGTTTTATATTGTTCGGGTGACAGATGGGTGTCACCACTAGGTGACAGAGCTGTGTCACTAGGTGACACTGTGTCACCTACCTTAGTTCCCAATGGTATGATTTGGTATCTGTTGGTCTTGTTTGGTGCTTTATCGACCGCCAAAAGCCCCATTTCGACCAGCTTTTGCACTTTACGCATCACTGTGCGTTCGCTGCAACTTGCCGCGATTGCCAGCCATTTAATGCTTGGCCACGCCACGCTGTATTCATCGTTGTAACGATCACTGATGCCTATTAGCACCAGCTTGGCAATACTGTCACCGATGTTTTGCTCTAATGCCCACGAAACTGCCTTAATGCTCATCGCTTATTATCTCCAATGTCAGTGCGGCATAGCCGATGATGTCCAACAGGCTATCAACGTGCTTGCAGTCGCTGTTTGCCAGCCGTGACAGCTTCATTGCGATCATCATCGCACCAAACTGCTCTGGCGAAATATCTTTGCCAGCAATCATCGACATCATCTGGCTGGTCTGTGTCCAGTTTTTCCGCAGATCGCCATAACTCTCGCCGCGCTGCTTCAATATCGCTTGCACGTTTTCCAATGCTTTAGAACGGTTCATTTAACACCTCTAACACCTTAAATTGGTCAATCGGCACTTCGGCCATCAACCCATAATCGCGTTCAATACCACGGTCGCGTCTGCCGCCAATGGTCGTCAGGAAATCCACATCGAAATTGCAGTAACCAACCCGATCCATCCAGCGCACAATCAAAAACGTGGGTATGCCGGTCTCAAACGCCACCTGCCGCGCATAGATCATTTTATGCAAATGTATCAGTGACGTTTTATAGCGGTTCATATTGAACGTGCGGCATTTGATTTCCGCAAACGCAGATATGTTGCCATCCCGAAGCAACGCAAAATCAAGCTGGCAATATTGTGGCAATTTAACCGGCGTGACCTTCCATCTTTCGGCCACTTTCGACATTGTGATCATTTCCAGCTTTAGGTTTTCACTGGTTTCCATATCAGCCCCCGTTCGGATCATATGACAGATTGTTTGGATTAAACGGGATGATGTTGTGCTTATTACGCTTGTTTTTGCAGTAATCCGCGCGGATCACGCCAAGCGGCTCAACACCATCTTCTATGTGTCGCGGATAAACACGCACCTCGATGCCGGTCTTGCCTTTAAACAAGTGTATCGTCAAATCTTTAACGTCGATCCAGCTTTCAGCCGACAGCATCGTATAAGTGCGATCACCGATTGTTTGATAGCCATCATCCATTCGCCATTATCTCCCGCGTTACATAACAGAACGTGTCAATGTCCATTTCGCACGCATATCGCCAGTCGTGCTTTTCAGCAATGTCACCAGCCATCACGAAAAACGTCAAATATGTCATCGCCTGAACCGGCACCCTCACCCGCGTTTTTTGTCGATCCAGCCGGTAAAACAGACAAGGCATTTTATCGCCGCCAGCATATTCAGCCGCCGCGCAAACCTGATCCCACCACGCACTATCCACCCCCGATTTTCGCCTCTTGCATTCCAAAACAAAAGGAAAATAGCAATCATTAGTGACCAGATCGCCAAGGTGTTTCTCGCGTGTTTGATCCAGTTCACGCACGAACGTAATGCCAAGCTGATCATATAATTCTTTTGCAATTTCATATTCATAGCCCTTGCCTTTATTGCGGCTTTTCAATCCAGACATCGCTGCCCCCGTTTAAGTGGTTTCGCACATCATTGCCGAAATGCGATTAATCTGTAAAGCGGAAATTTAATGGTTGCAAAATGTGACTGCGTGGAATACGGTTGCGGAATGAAACGGGAAATCGGAAAAGAATGGCGCGACGCTGACCTGACACACTTATCTGTCAGCCAGCTAAATCGCACGCCAGCATATTGGATTTACGCATATTTGTATCTGCGTGATGATCGTAAAAACATAACTGTCGGGGAAAACGCCGCAGTCGGCACAGCAGTGCATAACGGCTTGCAGTCAATCGTCTGCCACGGGCAAGACATCACTGATCAGATCTTGGCAGCACAGATTGCGTTTGATTTCCACGATGCTAATCAGGATGACGCAAAGCGCGAAAAATATCGTGATTGCATACCGGATATGATCCGCAACGGCATCGACATATTGACTGAATACGGCTATACAGGCGCGGTCGATGA